GCAGTCTTCTGCCCAAGATTCACTCTTGGTTGGATACCACTCTGTCATTACTACTTTGTTATCTACATAAAAACGGCAACCAAAATCACCATTCTTCTTTATAACGTCTGCTCTTAAATTTCCATCAACATATGTTGAGTAATTATCTTCTACCATTTATTCCTAAAACTCCTTTTACAAATCCATTAATAAATTTGTTTACTTTATCATCAAAAATTAAAATCCAAGCGAAAAAAGGAAACGTAATAAAAAATATGACAAGTGTCACTAGGAATGATATTATAGGACTTCTTACAACAATGTTGTGTCTATCTAGTTCTTTTATTATCTTATAACACGGATAGTAAATTACTGCCATTGCTGTTATTACTCCTCCGATATAAAATGCTACAAATAATTCAAATAAATTTAATTCCATACTGCTCCAAATGTCTTAGACTTCCCAAGTCATAGGCGAGCTGAACGGAATATCTTCCAGCATATTCTAAATGTGGAAAAAATGTGTCACTTAAATCTGTGCACTCTATTGTATATATCAGATAACATTTGCAACCATATCTATCTTCATAGTTTATGTTTGTCTGTTCCTTTACTATTTTTGCAGGATAATTCTTACGAATTGCCCATACAATTTCTCCTTTCTCAAAACTTTCTGCTACACACTGCTCGGGAAGCATTGCTTTACGAATACCCTCGTAGTCAGTTGCAGCTAGTTTCATTGGAATACCTACTCTTTCTATAATATTTTTCACAAAAGATGGTGAACGATATATAGATTGAGCAATACTAGAAACATTGAATCCTTCGATATACATTTGAGCGACTGTTTTAACTTCGTCTTCACTCGCAGGTTTACCTTTGTTCATGGTGCGTCGTCTTTCACGAAACTCCATTGTATCACGCCAGTCGTCTATGATTTTTTGAAGTCTGGTCGTGTTATACCTAATATTCAAAATTCCACAGGCTTCCTTCTTCGTGATTGGACTATCGGCCTCTAGTAGCGATACTACATGCTGTATGTTAGTATCTGCTAGTTTTTCATGTGATTTACTCTTTATTGCCATCTTCACTCCCTAATAATATGATTGCATAGTGAATTATTTTCAATAAATCGTCTTTATTTTTTCCGTTTTTCTTACCATATCTTTGAGCATATTTAATAATGTTTCCAATACAGAAACCTTCTCCATGCCCTGCATCTACTATGAACTCAGTAGATTGAATTTTATTCATAGAGTAGTGAGCATCATAAGTTTTTATAATATGATTACTTACTTTAGTTAGTATCTCATCTTCTCTAAATTTAAAATTAGCCAATCTCTTTCTCCAGTTGTTGATAGCCACCAATCTTTGTGCCATTCAATATTACTTGTGGAAAAGTTCTAGCAGTAGGAAATTCAGCCATAAATGCCTTTGCATCGAAGTCCTCTCCGAGCATAAGGTATCTTACTTCAGCACCTTTCATTTCTGCTAAGTTCTTTGCCATAGTGCAATATGGACAGTTTGGTTTGCTATAAATTGTTATTTTCATGTGTTATCCTTATCTGTATACTTAACATCAGATTTGTTAAATCTTTTTTGTTTTTGTTCGTGGACTATCATACTAGATTCCCAAGCAAAAATACCTGCGAGTATAGTAAATATAATTCCTACTATATAATCCATTACTTTGCTGTTATTCTCCTATCTGTCCAAGCAAGTCCTTCGTCCCACCAGTCTGGTGTATCTCGATGTGACCACTTGGCAAATGTTGCTTTGTCTGTATGGTAATACAAACGATATGAACCAATGACATCATTTTCATCTTTTAGTTCATCTGGCATTGCCATGCCGAAAGGAGTGAGTCCCTTGCGGGGCATATTCTTAGGTTCTGGCAGTTTATTGACTACTTCAATCACTGACTTGTGTAATTTGCCATAACGATAGTTGTATTCGTCATTTAAGGCATTTGCATAACAATGAACCCACTCAAAATTGTCGAGGCTAGACCTAGTCCATATTGTGCAAGGATGATTGTACATCATTGGCAAATACGGAGTCAAAGGTCTTTCCTCCATTGGTAAATGTTTGATTTCTGCTTTTGCAGTGTTTAAGACTTCTCTTTCTTCTGCATTAAGCGCACGAGGAACAAATCCTAGTAGATGGTCAATCCATACTGCTGTGCAAAGAAGCTGTGCAGCTTCTAACGGCATCTTGACGATATGCTTATCGACATGATACTGCGCACACTTGTCTAAATCTTCATCTAAGTAAAATAAGTTCATCTATCTTTCCCAACATTTATAACCTGAGCACTCCTCTACAGAAATACCCTCACAGTACTCACAAAAAAGGCGATCACTTCTGTCCTCGTTAGAGTGAGAAGTGTTCGCCTGATTGTTTTTGTTGCTTTTGTTATTTTTTTCCATAATGTATATTATACAGAAAAATTAACCAAATGTCAAGAACTATTTTTATTTGCCACCAAAGGCTTTGCCGGCCTCACTGATACCAAATGCTCCGAGGGTTACAACTACGAATGAGGTGTAGATTGTATCAGAGATTTTTAAATCCATACCCCAGAACGCTGTGATTAAATCACAAGTTCCGAATACGAACATTAAAAAGAAGGATAAGAAACCTATAATAGATTTCTCATTTATGTCATTGTCATCTAAAAACAAATCCATAAATTTTCTCTTGGGCGGAGCCAATCTTTTCTTGGCATCTGCTGCTTCGGCCTGCATTTCCTTGATTGTATCTTCGGCTGAATCGAGTTTTTCGATTAGTGCCATATATCTATCTAAGTCTATTTCGACCTCATTTCTACTATCTACACCTTCTGCCATCTACTTGTCCTTTGCTTTACCCACATTAAGTGCGCACCAGTCTAGAACTTTGTAGACTTTTTTCATCCAGCCATCATCAACTGGAGTAGGTGTAATTGCAGCTATGAACGAAGCAATCAACACGATTGTTGGGATTAAAGCTATCCAAGCTTGTACCCATTGAAAGAACTCTAACATTCTTCTCTCCTTTGCTCTTTCGAGCCTTTCCCCTATTACTAGGATATTTTTTCAAGAGGAACATAACTTTCTATACTAGAAACTTCTATATCCTCCATCTTTTTAAACTCCACATCATAACAAATAACTTTGTCAGAATTGGATTGTTTAAACTGCATCGGCATAAAACTATCATGTGTTGTATACTCTCTTTCGTATACCTTGCCGCTTTTTAAACTTCTAAATTTAATAAGAACTATTCCTTGTTTAAGTATGTCTATTAATTTATCACTATCTATTATCACTTTCTTTCTTTAATACTCCTACTATTACTTCTAATTTATCTATTCTTTCTACTAATGGCTTATACCCATCAAAACTTTCAATTCCACACTTAGGGTGTGCTATTTCTTCGAGGTTTATTATTCTTTCCTCTAAATCTTCTAGCCAGTCCTCAATATCTTCAAATCTTTGTTGAGCTGGCTCATGTTTTTCAAACCACTTTGAGGCTTTTTCTAATTTTCTTTTAATTAGTAGATTCTGTATCAGCTTGAACATCTGTGACTTTCCTATAGTATACTACTACTTCTTTTAATTCTCTAATGTATCTTTTTAGTTCTTGGGTATTATAAGCCATTAACTCATAGTCAGGAACGCTCATAGCAAAGAATACTACTTGACCTTGGTCTTTTTCTATTCTTCCTAAAAACTCATCTAGGTTCTCACCAGAGACTACGTACCAATATGGTTCCTTGAGGTCTATCTCACGCGGCATAATTGGTTGTATTATTTTTCGCTCTATCGGTGCCGCCGATACTGTAATTTCTTTACTTGGAATCAGACTGCAACTGCACGCCATCATCAAGCATGTCGATATCGCGACTGTCTTGCTCAATGCCATCAAAAACCTCCTTTGTAGCTTTATTAACTCTTGTTTCAATTAGCCCAGGCTTTGCTGCTGCTAACTTTGTTAAATTATGTCTTTTAAAAATATCAAGGTATCTATTCATTTCTCCTTGTATTTCATTGTTCTTTTTTTGTAAGTCTAATAGACTTTGTCCTTGCAAAGCCATATCATTTTGTAAACTTTCTATTGTTTGTTCTTGTGTTTGAATACCTATTTCTAGTTGTGCGTTATTAGCTTTTAAAGTTTCATTTTCATTATATAACCAATAACAACCTAATCCTAGTACTAATATTATTCCTATAAAAAATTGTTGCATTACACTTCCTCTATTTTGTAGTTAAGACCTTCTGCGCCTCTTATTTCTACTACTTCATCATTGTCTGTTTTAAACGACAAGAACTTATCTTTTTTACTAAAAAACTTTTTTACAATATAAGTCTGATCATCGGCATCGCCGTAAGTTGAGTTATAACTAACTGTTAGCTTATACCTAGTCTGAAATAGACTCTTTATCCAAGCCCAAAGGTTTGTCAGGGTTGTTTTTATTGTGTTCATTTAGTAATCCTATAAATTCTTCTATGTATTCTTCCAGCGTTATTCCACGCTGTGCTGCGTGTTCTCCTGCTTTTATAAGTAGTTCGTTGGGAATCTTAAACTTCATTCCAATCTCTGCCCATAAATAGTAGAGACTCAGCTTTTCTTCTACGAATAAGTCCTTCTAAGACTTTGCCACCTGCTTTATTCCATCTTTGGATTTGTGCAGGTACTCCTTCGTAATCGCCTGAGTTTAGTACTTTGAGCATAGTTGAAGCTTTAAGGTTTGCGGGACCGAGATTGTATACCCACGATACTAGGGCATCAAACTGGTGTTGTGACAGAGCAACTGTGACATTATCATTTATATAGCCTTCGAACTCCTCTAGTTCAACTTCTAGCATATGGTTTGCATGAGATTCTGACCACTCATCTCCCTCTTGCACATCTTTTGTATGTCCATAACCAATAGTCCATACGCCAGCCGCACACTTATATGCTGTTAACTCTAAGCCTTCGAATTTTTTAATAAGGTCTAAACCTTCTGATGATATTTTCATAATTTGTCTCCGTAAAGGGGCGTTTTTCACTCGTGAGAAACAACACCCCGAAAAACTTGATAATCTATGCAAGTTGCATTATGTTTAGTGTTATGACACTTACGCCAAAACACATTAAACAAATCTGACTTACTGCATGGCAAAACTCGCCATTCTCACATATACTATCACGAACAATTTTTAGCACTCTCGTCATTATCCTCGTACTCCCACTGGTATTGGGTTGCGTGGGCATCTGTTTTTGAAGATAAGGGTAGAAGCTCTATGTGCTTCTCTACGATTTAAAAATCCGTCTGCGTTTCTATCAGCGTGTCTAAACAGCGCGCTAACTTTAACACAACCAGACTGAATTAATTCTCCCTTGCTAATGAGAAGGTCTCCATTTAAGTCGAACTTTCTCATTCTCCAATCATCTGCAAATGCGTCACTTACGAATAATGAAAAGACTGCTACTGCTAATAGCTGTTTCATTTTATTCTATCTCCAAGATTTTCCTCTTAGAATTTGGAGTTCGTGACAGAGTGATTGTCAGTAATCCGTCTTGTAGATTTACTTTATCTACTTGTAAGTCTGCGTTTAGAATAAATCTTCTTTCAAAAGATTTTAGACTTAGCCCTTGGTGAACGAAGCGTTCTCCTTCCACGAGCTTATGTTCCTTTTTCCCTTTTAGAAAGAGTTCGTTATCATCATGGACAATCTCTAACTCTTTTTTATCCCAACCTGGCACGGCAACTTCTATACGATAGTCCCCACCACTTTCAATAATATTGTATCTAGGATATGCTGTTTCCGTGTATGTTGGAAGCGTTGGCATATCTAGTCCAAGCCAAAATTTACTTAAATCTATACTCATTTATATTTCCTCCTAAATTCCTTTTCAGTAAATTCATTTGCGTCCTTGCGGTACGCACAAAAAATGTGAGCGAAACCCTTCACTCACTTATCTATATTATACCAAAATTGAACTTAAAAGTCAAGAAATATTTTTCTAATCTTCGAAATCTATCTTGCCCTGTTCTTTCATATAATCGAGTGTTATTCCTATACCATCTTTCTTACCAAGACCATAAGCAGCCCATCCTGTCAAAAATAAAAAGACGAGATACGCTAAATCAATATCATTCATAATTTTTCTCCATTTGATATATTATATCAACTTTACGACCAAATGTCAAGAAATTTTTTAGGGGAAGTTAAATTTAGTTCTTGACTTTTGCTTCAAAGTTTAGTATAATATAAGTATGAATAAATGGACTGACAAAGAACGCGAGTATCTCAAAAAATACTATAATGTCATTCATATAAAGGATGTAGAAAAACAACTTAATAGAAGCGCAACTTCAATAAGAGCGCAAGTATTCTATCTTCGTAGACGAGGATGGACATTTAATAGGAAAAAAGATGGATAATATAATAGACTTTCCAAGAAAGAGAAAAGCTGATGAACAAACAGAAACACTTATGAAGGCACTCATTATAGAGTGTCAAAAACTTGGTATTAACACTGCAAACAGTGATTTTTTATTTGACATGGCATGGGTAAAGAAATTCGTGCAAGCAACTGTTGACAAACAAAATAACCTAGCAAATGACCTCTGTCGTCTTACGAGAGCACAGGGGAATCCATGCCAAGAATCGTAGTTAAAGATATGTCTTTCGAAAAAGCTTTGAGAATCTTTCGTAAAAAATGCGAAACCGCTGGTATCAAAGATGAGTTAAGGAAACGAGAATACTATGAAAAACCTAACCAAAAGAGAAGGCAGAAAATTAACTCCGCAAAACGAAGAATTCAGCGCGATAGAGCAAGAGAAGAATCCATGTGGAAGACTTACAAGTTGACTCGACAACGCTTAAAATAAAGATTTTTTACTACTAAAATTACAAACTTAAAATATTTTTCCATTCACCTATCCTACAACAATCCCAAAATTCATACCCCTTAGAAAAATAGTACTTGCTTTATTGATAAAAGTATGGTATAATATATACATAATCTGATGATTAAGTCAATAAAATAATTTAATTCTCTTACTTCTCGCGAATCTCGCTTATCGTGTATTTACAATACAAAGGAGCTCGTCGCATAAGCGTAAGAGCTCACCTTGTGAATTGAATGATTTAGCGAGAGAGACTAAGAGAAAGTTATTATAATCACATATTACACGCTGAAAAGCAAAGTAAGTCTGTTCGGGCTTATTTCAAATTCAAACTTTTTTAACAAATTACCTACAATTACGCCCAATTTCAAGTGAAATTTTCTACTATAACTTTTAAACTTGTTAACAACTTAACGCAAATTAATACGCCTTATATGCAAATTACTCCTAGATTTATAGAAAGATATGAAGCTCGGCTAGACCGAAGCGAAGTATGAAACCCCGCTACCGGTCTTCCTGTTGTGGAAATCGAATGTTTCTCACTGATGTTGTAAAGCGATATCCGTCTTCATCACGAAGTGTGACAACGGAACCCAGCTCGGGGTGCATTCTTGGTTCTACAGCGATATAAAAGTATCTACCTCTAGCTTCTGTAAGCTCTCTCAGTTTTGATGTATTCTCAAGAATTTCTACTATTCTTCCTAGCCATGCACTCATATCGAATCTCTTAATGCCTTCAGAGCAGACTTTGGAGATTTTTCCAACCCCGCTACTGCTTCATACTTAATTTCTAAAAGTTCCGCTAGTTCCATAACTATTTCTTTTTTAGTCACTGGGTCTTCGCCAGTTTTAGTTTTATAGACTGTCTTTTTATAGACGCCTTCTCTACTTAATTTGCCTATTATAGATTTTACACTCTTGTCTAGCTTTTCTGCTAGTTCTTCTACTGTTTCTCTGGTAGGATTTTGAGTATAGGCTTCTCTCATCATCACTACATCTTCTGGTTTATAGTTTACACTCATATAATATCTCCCAAATTTTGGTTTTTACCATTTTCTACCAACTCGCCTTCGTAGGCATTAATAATATCTGATACCTCTTGATAGGACATCAACCACTCTTTAGCAATCAATTTAATTGCTTCTGCTTTGCTATAATCATCAGCTATGTATTCTTCATAGTCAATCTGAATATTTGCTTTAATTCCTTCACTAATAAATGTCATTTTCACTCCTTGATACTCGCTTCTGCTCTACTAAAGGCATAAATCAAATCATCTCCCTTTAGTTGTTTACCAATATATACTATCTCTCCTGAAGGTAATGTTCTTTCTATAAGACCATCATTATATCTTCTATCAATAACACTACCATTATCAGTATCTTCAGGTCTTGTTTCATACCACATACTCTTTAATTGATGCATATGAATACTCTCAACACCTTTTGCCCACTCTTCTGCCTTTAGCAACATTCTTTGTCTGTTAACTGCCTCGTCAAACTGACCCATTTAGCTCTCCTGTTTCAAAGAAGTTATAAACTACATTGTCAGAATACTCGCCCGGGCACATCTCTTCAC